TAAAATTGTAGCACAGAACGAAGGTGCTCCATACATAACACCTGCTTTGTCTAGTCTTGAAACTCCTGTTCAACAAGATACACCTTTAAATCTAGAAGGAATATCTAAAATAGAAACTACAACAGATCAAGAAACAGTTGGTGTTGAAGGTAAGCCAAAAGTTCGTGTAACTAAAGATGGTCCTCGTGTTGATCTAGGAACTACGACAGATCCAACGACCACGACAGATACTGTAATAGAAATTCCAACAGATCAAAATGTAACGACCACTAAAGAAACAACTACAAATATAACTCCTGCTATTACTGTGGTTGAACCAGAGATAGATTTGGATGATGATGCTCCTACAGAGGTGGAAGTAGACGTTGATGAAGATCCCACAGATACAACTCCTTCGGAAACACCTAGTACAGATGTAGATCCAACACCTACTGGTCCTATTGTTCCTCCTGATGTAGAAACAGATCCTGTTACTGGGGAAAAAGTATACAAATGTCCAGATGGTTATAAGTTAACAATGGGTAAAGATGGTGCTCAATGTTTTAGAACCACGACAGAACAATTTATGAGGGCAGGTATTGGAACAAGAGCTTATACAAAAGTACGTCCAAGTAGAAAAAGAACAGGTCAAAAATCTATAGACATTGGCAAAGTGGAAACAGTAGCTGCTGAAGAAGCATGAATTTACAAGCCTTACCAGAAGAAGCTTTAAAAGAAATACTAGCTCTTACAGAAGCGAAGAAAAAGCTTGACATACGAGAAAAAGCAGAAAACAAATTTATGTCTTTTGCTCATTATGTCTATGATAACTTTATTGAGGGTAAGCATCATAGAGTTATTGCAGAAAAACTAGAGAAAGTAGCCAGAGGCGAGATCAAAAGACTTATTATTAACATGCCACCTCGACATTCTAAGTCAGAGTTTGCAAGTTACTTGATGCCTGCTTGGTTTTTGGGTAGAAACCCAAAGCTAAAAATCATTCAGGCTACGCACAATACAGAACTAGCAGTACGATTTGGTAGAAAAGTTAGAGATCTAATTGCTGATCCACAATATAAAGACATCTTTCCTGCAACTTCTTTGAAAGAAGACAACAAAAGTGCTGGTAAATGGCAAACAGATGTGGGTGGAGAGTACTTTGCAGCGGGTGTTGGTGCTGCAGTTACTGGTAGAGGTGCAGATTTGTTTGTAATTGATGACCCACACAGTGAACAAGACGCATTAAGTGAGTCTGCATTTGATCATGCGTATGAATGGTACACTTCTGGTCCTCGTCAACGTCTACAACCGGGTGGATCTATCATTATTGTCATGACAAGATGGGGAAAAAAAGACTTGACAGGTAGATTACTCGCTGCACAAGGCTCTGATATCATGGCAGATCAGTGGGAAGTGGTAGAATTTCCTGCAATTTTACCCTCTGGCAACGCTTTATGGCCAGAATTTTGGGAAAAAGATGCATTATTATCTATAAAAGCTTCTTTACCTGTACAAAAGTGGTCTGCACAGTGGCAACAAGAGCCAACAAACACGGAATCTGCTATAGTAAAGCGTGAATGGTGGAAAATGTGGGAGAAAGAAGAGATTCCTCCATGTGATTACATCTTACAATCCTACGATACAGCGTTCTCAAAGAAGGAAACAGCGGATTATTCTGCAATAACTACATGGGGAGTGTTTAAACCAGAAGAAGGTGGACCAGATAACATTGTCTTACTAGATGCACAGCGTGGTAGGTGGAATTTTCCAGAATTAAAAGAAAAAGCGTACAACGAATACGAATATTGGGAACCAGATATGGTATTAATCGAAGCAAAAGCTACAGGTACACCACTAATTGACGAGCTTAGATTACGTGGAATACCTGCTTTGGGTTTCTCTCCGGGTAAAGGAAAGGATAAAATAACACGTATGCACATGGTAGCACCTTTGTTTGAAGCGGGGGTAGTATGGGCGCCAGCTGACAAGAAATTTGCAGATGAATTAATGGAAGAAGTTGTTTCTTTTCCTAATGGAGACTATGATGACTTCTGTGATAGTATGACATTAGCATTAATGCGTTTTCGACAAGGTGGATTTGTTTCTCTTGAAGGTGAAGACGAAGATGTGTATAGTTATCGACAGAAGCGGGAGTATTACTAATGGCTATAGAAACTGGAATTAAACCTGAAGACATGAATCCTAACGCTGCATCTGTTGATGTTGCTGTACCACAGACTCCCAATTTTGAAGGGGGTGCAGAAGTGATGCAGAACCCTCAAGGGGGTGCGATTGTTCAAGCGATAACGCAAGCTATCGCTGCTCAACAAGAACAAGAACCACAAATACCTCACGATGCAAACTTAGCAGAGCTGATAGATGAAGGATATCGAGGAGAGTTATCAACAGAACTTAGAGGATCTTATGAAGATGATTTAGAATCTAGGTCCGAGTGGGAAGAAACATATACCAAGGGATTAGATCAATTAGGAATTAAGCATGAAGAAAGATCACAACCCTTTGAAGGAGCATCTGGTGTTACCCATCCTTTAATTGCAGAAAGTGTAACACAGTTTCAAGCACAAGCTTATAAAGAACTTATTCCAGCAGGTGGTCCTGTTCAAACAAGAATTATGGGTTTGCAAGATGTAGCAAGAGAAGAACAAGCTGCAAGAGTCAAGGACTTTATGAACTATCAAATCATGGAAGTCATGGAAGAATTTGATCCAGACATGGATCAGTTATTATTTTATCTTCCTTTATCGGGATCTACGTTTAAGAAAGTATATTTTGATCCAGCAAGAAACAGAGCTGTCTCTAGTTTTATTCCTGCACAAGATTTAGTTGTTCCTTATTCAGCCACTGATTTACAAACTGCATCCAGAGTTACTCATGTTTTACGAATGGATTCAAACGAAGTTCGTAAGATGCAAGTTGCAGGAATGTATAGAGATGTAGAACTTATCAAACAAGATGCGGAGGTTGATGAAGTCCGTCAGAAGGTTGATGAAATACAAGGAACACAGAAAACTTATAGTGATGATATATTTACAATACTAGAAATGCACGTTGATTTAGACCTTGAAGGGTTTGAGGATATGTCACCTACGGGAGAACCAACTGGTGTTGCACTTCCATATATTGTTACAATAGATGAAGGATCTGGTGAGATTTTATCTATTAGAAGAAATTTTAAAGAAGGTACAGAACTAGCAAAAAAGATTCAATATTTCGTTCATTATCGTTTTATGCCTGGGTTAGGCTTTTATGGTTTTGGATTGATTCACATGATTGGTGGTCTTGGACGAGCAGCTACAAGTATACTGCGTCAGTTAATAGATGCGGGTACTTTAGCCAACCTCCCTGCCGGATTCAAGGCCAGAGGTGTGAGGGTCAGAAATGATGATGAACCTTTACAACCGGGTGAGTGGAGGGATATTGATGCACCAGGTGGGGATATAAAGAGTTCTATTATACCTCTTCCATACAAGGAACCTTCTGGAACTTTAACACAATTACTAGCCGCTTTAGTAGAGGGTGGGAAAAGATTTGTATCTCTAGCAGATCAAAAGACAGGAGATATGAACTCACAAGCTCCAGTGGGTACGACAGTAGCCATGCTCGAGCGTGGTATGAAAGTTATGTCTGCTATTCATAAACGTTTACATTATTCACAGAAAACAGAATTTAGAATATTAGCTAGAATTTTTGCAGAAAATCTACCACCTCAATATCCATATGAAGTAGCAGGTGCTCAAAGAAATATAAAAGCAGAAGACTTTGACAATCGTGTAGATGTAATCCCAGTAAGTGATCCCAATATATTCTCAATGGCACAGAGGGTGACGTTAGCTCAGACGCAACTCCAACTTGCTCAATCCAACCCACAGATACATAATCTGCATTCAGCGTATCGTAGAATGTATCAGGCTCTAGAAGTTCAGAACATTGATGAGGTTCTCCCTCCTCCTCCCCAACCTGAACCTCTTGATCCTGCCATTGAGAATGCTAGAGCTTTGATGAGTGAAGTATTAACTACTTTTCCAGAACAAGACCATGATGTACATATTCGTATGCACTTAATGTTTATGAAGACACCTTTGGTTATGACTTCACCGCAAGTTATGGGTATCTTTTACGCTCACATTATGGAACATATATCTCAAAAAGCTCGTAAGATGGTAATGAAAGAGTTACAAGATCTTATAGATATAGCAATGAGTAGTGATGTAGATAAGCAAGTTATGCAAAAACATATTATGGAATTACAAGCAAAGATGCAGGATCCTTCTCAGATAGAACAACTTATAACAATGAAACAGGAAGAGTTGTTGACAGAGATCATGCCACAGTTAATTCCTCCTCCAAATGATCCTATGTCTGATCCACTTGTTCAGATTCGTATGCAGGAGTTAGCTTTAAAACAACAAGATCTAGTTAGAAAAACTCAAGAAGATCAAAACGATTTGAATCTTGAAATGGCAAAAATGCAACAACGAGCCGTAACAGATTCTGCTAGAATTGAAAGTCAAGAAGAAATTGCAGCTAACAGAAACGAAGTCAATAGAGAAAGGATAGACGTTCAAAGACAAGCTAGGAAGAACTAATGTTAGATCCAGCTAGTATTACTGCAGCTGTAAGTCTTAGCACAGTGGCCTTCAACAATTTGAAAAAAGCATTTGCCATGGGGAGAGACATTGAGCAAATGGGGTCTGACCTTTCAAGATGGATGAATGCCTCGAGTGATATAGATAATGCAGTTAAGACCTGCAAAAATCCACCTTTTTACAAAAAGATGTTGAGCGGTGATAACATAGAGGAAGCCGCTATGAAGTCTTTGGTTGCACAGAAAACTCTTGAAAAGCAGCGATATGAATTACAGCAGTATGTTAAATTTAAGTTTGGAGTAAAAGCCTGGGATGACCTGTTAAAGATGGAGGGCACTATTCGTAAACAAAGACAAGAACTTATTTACAAACGACAAGAATTAAAACAAAGAATTATCGAAGGTATCTTTTTAGTTATATTAATATCCTCTGTTATAGGACTAATTTTCTTTGCTATTTGGCTGAAAAAACAACAAGAGAATGTCTGAAAAAGATATTATATTTGTTTTTATTGTTCTTTTAGCGTATGCTTGGGCAAGTCACTTTGAACCTAAATGGATATTATTAAGATGAAAACATTAGAAAAAGGATCTAAGTACGAAAAAGCCGATACTAATGGTGATGGTATTGTATCCGATAAAGAGTTAGAAATAAAAGAACGTATGATTCTTCTTGAGAATCGTGACAAAAAAGAAGACCAACAACGTTGGCTCGTATGGTTTTCTGCAATGACAGTTACAGTTTTTATTGTTGTACTGATGACTCCTCTCATACCCATAGATCGAATAGATCATTTGAGTGGAATTGCAGAAATTTGGATATTATCAAACATGGGAATAATCGGTTCTTTTATTGGATTTAATCAACTAGCAAAAAGAGGTAGTAAGGAGAATGAGTTTACTAAATAATTTGATAGGTCCAGCTACCAATTTATTAGATAAGTTTATCGAGGATAAAGATCAAAAAGCTAAGTTGGCACATGAGTTGGCAACGATGGCAGATAAGATGGCTCATGAACAAAACCTTGCACAAATCGCAGTTAATAAAGAAGAAGCAGCTTCTGGAAGCATTTTTAAAGGTGGCTGGCGTCCTTTCATTGGTTGGGTCTGTGGGATTGCTTTTTTCTATCACTTTGTTCTTAATCCTATTATTCTTTTTGTAATAGCTATAATTGGTATAGAAATACCAACCTTACCAGAATTTCAAATGAATACACTCCTTACGGTTTTGGGAGGAATGCTAGGCATTGGATCACTTAGGACGTATGAGAAACAGAAAGGGTTAACAAAATGAGTTTTAAATTGAGTCAAAGATCTTTAGATAAATTAGAAGGTGTACACCCAGATATGGTTAAGTGTGTTAAAAGTGCCATAGAGTATACAAAGGTAGACTTTGGTGTGATTTGTGGCCTCCGTACGGAAGCCGAACAGCGTGAACTTGTTGACAAGGGAGCAAGTCAAACAATGGCATCGAAACACCTTGAAGGTTTAGCGGTTGACCTCATGGCTTACTGCGGATCGAGGGCATCATGGGAGTTGAATCTTTATGATGATATTGCAGATGCAATGGCTCAAGCAGCTAAGACTCATGGTGTTCCAATTAAATGGGGAGCAGCGTGGAGCATAGGAGATATTGCTCAATGGAATAGTGGTATGGAAGGTGCTATGAATAGCTATATTGATCTACGGCGCAGTCAAGGTAGACGACCCTTCATCGATGGACCTCATTTTGAGTTGATACAATAATGCCACATTATACAAAACCTTTAAAAAAAGTTATTGGAGGATTAAAAAAAGCTTCCAAGACACATGCAAGACAAGCAAAAGCTTTGAGTAAAATTGAAAAAGATCAAAGAACCAGATACAAATCGAAACACAAAACAAAACCTAAAAGAAAAAAATAATTATGTGGATGCCTATCTTACTTGTGTGTTCTAGTGTGTATGCTGAAAGTTGTATGGTAGTTACTAGAAACTGGGAGTTCCATGAAACATTAGAGCTATGTCTTGACGTTTCCATCAAAAAAGCCAATATACTTTTAAGAAACCCTGTAGTGTTTCACGTGAAACCTTTATGTCAGGAGATAGTTCTTGATAAAAAAACTTGAGGTATAATTGTATGGATGTTGTTGACTTCTCGAAATATTTATATAATAAGTTAAAAGAGAGGGAAGAAAATCTAACCTCTGCTCTTTCCGCTGGTGGAGTTAAAACTTGGGAAGAGTACAAAATGACGGTAGGAGAAATACGTGGTCTTTCTCTTGCACGTGAGGAAATCAAGACCATGCTGGAGAATAATGAAGATTATGACGAAGACACTTTACGTTCCTGAACATGTTAAAAAAGAAATAGAAAAAAATAAAAAAGCAGTACAAAACTCACTAACTGAAGACACGCCTTGGGTTGAACCAGGAAATCGAGTTTTAGATCCATCTCTTCTAACTAAATCATTACTAGAAAGACTACCTCAACCAACTGGTTGGAGAATTTTAGTTATGCCATATCAAGGTAAAGCTAAAACATCTGGTGGTATTTACGTTCCAGATGAGGTTAGAGAAAGAGAATCTGTAGCCACAGTTGTAGCCTACGTTCTTAAAATAGGTCCATTAGCCTATGGTGATAAAGAAAAGTATGGCGATAAACCTTGGTGTC